TTTTTTTATAGCAATATATTTTAAAAACACAAACACAAATACCAAACCAAAGCTAATCAATCCGCTCTGGGGGTAAAAAAAAACCCACATACGCAGCCTTACTCGCCGCAAATTTTGACAAAGACCTGGCCGTCCCATACGGCACTATTGGCAAACCATAATACTGAGCAGCCGCCTCGGCTACTGCATCAACCAACAAGCCATTCTGATAATGACGCAAGCTTGCCCCCAACGAAACCCATCGCTCATCCAACGATCCGTCCTTTCCATTCACAGTAATCGGAGTGCATGCAGACTGCGCACGCGCCCAAGGATCTGCCAAGAAAAACCAACGACCAAACAATCGTATCCGGAACTCCTTACACATATACCGGACGTCGCTTGTGTAAAACTTCGCGCTGAAATTGAAGGTGAGACTCATCCTCTCCACAGATGACTGGACAGCCACGGCACGTGAAAACTCCACATCTGCATCATCCCCTTTAATGTCTAACGTTACAACATCCTTTCGAACCACCCCTGTAGACACCACAAGTGCCATCAAATTGATAATCCCATTGCGAAACAATGTCTTCCAATTCCCTGAAACACCGCCTAAAACCATTGTCAAAACAACCCCATACATCATTGACACTGCTTTTTTTTTTTCCATGCATTGTTTCCCACAACCGCAACCTCTCAGCAGACAACCCATGCCGCCGATAAAACTCCAACTCAGCTCTCAATGCTGGATGCTCCTGTGAGCGATCATAACACTTGATATCCACGGAGTAACAATACGTCCGCTGGAACGACTTACGCAAACTCTCCAACGAATTGTACCAATGTTCGTGCTCCTCATCGCTCTCTTGTGCATTCAACTTTACCTCTGGACGTAAACACTCATCCACACAAATTTTGAACCGTCGCATCATCGACGAATACAACGCATTTGTGGACGAGTTCTCAAGGAACATGATTGTCTGAGGGTGATCAACCACCGCATCGGTATCACCACCCCTGGAGGCTTTAACCTTTCCTTTGATCATCAACATCCAACGCTCCAAACTGACACTTCCCTCAGAAAAAAACTCTTCCAACATCTTCCGAGCTTTATTCTCATCCACGTTCGACAAAAACCGATCAAGATCCTCATCGTTTGCCTGCCACATTCCGGTATCCAGATGTTTCTGTACAATTGACTCCCACTCGGGCCTATAACAAGTGTCAATAACCCGTTGTGCCGCCTGCACAGGTGTGGCATCCAGATCTACAACTCCTCGATTATTGGGCACACCCACATTTCGCTTACACAACGAACCCAACAATGCTGCCTGTGACGACACTCGTACTCCTTCAACGCCCAAATCTACCTTTGGCCGCCG